GGCTTTTCGATATCGACCTTCCGATCGACTCCACGGCCGGAAAGCGCACGTTCGCTGAATTGGCGCAAACGCAGCTCGATATGCGTTGTCCGGGGCGTTACAATCAGGCCGTCATGGATTTCGGGGCGCTGCAATGCACTCCGGCGCAGCCCGGATGCGCCGACTGTCCGCTTGCGGCGCGCTGTCTGGCTCTTTCCAGCTTTGTGAATTTTTCGCGGAAGCTGGCACCGCTTTCCGCCACCGGGACATAGTCTCCCCCCGCATTTTCCGAATACCACTCCAGCATTGCACTTATCCGCTCGGCAGAAACGCCGTCGGCAGTTTGCAGCAAATCAAACGATTTAGCCCATCCGGCAAGCTTTCTCCCGTCAACCCTGATGTTTTTCCTTTGGCAGACAATCCCCCGCAATTGCTCCGCAAACGCTCGAGATTGCGGAGAATGTAATTTAATTATTTCCTGTTTCCTGTTTCCGTTTCCTGTTTCCGTTTCAAGAAAGGATTGACCACTTTGACCAACTTTGACCTCTTTTTGACCTAAGCTGTTGTTTTTTTGACCGTCTTTAACCTCAATATTATTCTGTTTGTCCTTACTGTGCTGGTTTTGTCCTGCCGGATTATGATTGCCCCCTCTTTTTTCTTCTTTGTCCAAACTCGGCTTAATTGCAATTATCAAACTTTTTATAACAGGGTCTTCCGGTTCCTCATCATCAAAAACATAGGCGGTTAATGCGTCATAAAATTTCAACCTCAAATCATCAGGCAAAGTGTCAGCAATCTTTTTAAAGTTTTCAAAAAACAAAAAACGGTCTTTCATCTCAATTTCTCCCCAGTACGTCAAAAATCGTCATCTGCCGCCGTTCCTCGTCCAGCCTTTTTACCGATGCAGCCCAATAATCCGGGTCTTTCTCCACACAGATAAAATGACGTCCGAGCTTATGGCTGGCTACCGCTGTTGTGCCTGAGCCACTGAAACAATCAAGGACTAAATCATTTTCTTTACTTGATTTTTTAATTAAATAAGATATAAAATCAACGGGCTTTTGTGTCGGATGAAACTCATTATTTGTCCTGGAATATTTAATAATCGTGCTATCGCGGCTGCCATTAAGAGATTTCTTGTTCGGATTACAATATAAAATCAGTTCATATTGCGGCGCGTAATCGTTAGCTAAATCACCCATACCTGTATTGTTTTTAAGCCAAATTAAAATATTTTTAACCGGAAAATATTTTTCAATTTCTTGTTTGAAAACATCAACATTATGCCAACTGCAAAAAATATATAAATGGCTATCGTCTTTTTTTATCCGGTTTATTTCATTAACCCATTGAGGAAGCCAGCTTAAATTGTTGTCGTTTTCTATTTTGTTAAATTTTTTTGTTCTACGATTTGACTTAAAATTCATACCATACGGTGGGTCTGTCAGTACCAAATCAACGCATTTGTCCGGCAGCTGTTTTAGCATGTCCATGCAGTCGGCATTTATTATCGTATCCATATTCTCAGTTAAGAAACTCATCTTACCTTCTCCTATAGAGTTCGTTACCAACCCTATTTAGTCCATAACCGACGTCCCTATTAAAATAGATTGGGCGGCCGCTGTTAGAGCGATTGAACGGAAAACGTCTCATTTCTAAGTTTCTCCGCTAAGTCCGCATATTCCTCCAATGCCAACGCAAGGCTTCGCGCCTCATTTGGAGTTAAAAGCTTGTTCATAAGTTGTTTAGTGTAGGGTATTTTGATTATAAGATTTACGCCGACATCCTGTTTTTTGCTGAAATGCCCTATTGTAAGCGCAACAACAGTATAAACGTAATCAACCCCTTCTACAATTCTCAAATGCCCTTCTGGGTCTCTCTTCCGTTCGTAAATCACTCGCTTTTCTCCTCTATGCCGTAAAAGTCGTTCGCTGTTACCTCGCCTTTCGTATAAGCGACAATCTTTGCCATCGTTTCGGGACGAGGGATTTTATTTTCATTAACATAACGCCTGATATATTCGTACGGCAGTTCTAAATCCGTTGCCATTTGCTGAATAGAGATACTTTTTTTATCTAAAAAATTTTTCAGTTTCATTATAAACCTCCTAAAAGGCAGGTTACACGTCTAAAGTGTTAATGTCAACACCTATTTTGTGTTTTACAAACACACTTTTTTTGTGCACAATAATTAAAGGATATATTAGGAGAAAAAAAATGAATAAAATCAAAGAGCGCAGAGAGGCCTTGGGGCTATCACAAGCTGCCTTAGGAGAAAAAATAGGCTGCTCACAACAACACATTCAACGTTTAGAAAATGGCGGAGAAATAACTCCTGATAAAATACTATCCCTTTCTACTGTCCTAAATATACCAGTAACAGACCTTATTCCTAATAACCTAAGGAAAATTATTTCAGCACTATCTGAATGTAACTGTGCCCCAAAATCTTCAGATGATATTTCTTTATCCGAAAATAAATTTATAGAAATAATTTCAACAGCCTTTGATGTCTTTTATGAGTATATGTCCAAAAATCCAAGAGAAATTAAAAACATCGGGCAGAAGATGGCTGCCATCTGTTTAAGTGCTACAAAAGTTGATACAACAGATAGAAAAGGGCAAATGCAAGCGATGGTTGTAAATCTTTACACAAAAAAAGCCGGTTAACAAAAACGTATATACAGAATTATTTATTCGCACTGTTTTAATAAGGAATGGTCATTATGGATAAAGAAACAAATGAGATATATGGACTAACACACAAAGAATATCAAGAGGGAGCTACAAGTATAAGTAAAAGTTTTATTTTTATGTTCCTTTTATTCTGTGCTTATTTTGCATGGTACAAAGATATATCAATAGGGTTCTTATGGATTCCTTATCTTATTGGCGGAATATTTTTAAGTTCCCTTATTTTTGCTTTTCCTTATACTTCAATCACATTTTATATATGTAACAAAACAAAATATAATAGTTTTGTAGTATTTTCTCTATGCTACCCTTTCAAGTGGATTTGCTATATTGTTTTGTTTTTTGCTGTTAAGCTTTCACTGCAAGGTTTATAAATTCATCCAACTAACAAATATCGCAATATATACGTAAAGAAAACGCCCTTTCTTATAAAAAAAACAAAACACAGCGAAAAATGATACCCCCCGAAATAGAGGGGCTTTTTTTATTTATGCACAAAACATTTCATTTAACACATTTTTTGTGTTGACATTAACACATAATAAGTGTAAAGTTATTCCCATAACACACATCAGGCTATCCGCTGGTGAACTCCAAATGCATAATCTGTTCCGGCGGACGTGTGTTAGGGAAAGGTTTAGCTTAGCATGCGCTTCTCCTTTCCCGCCTTAACCCGGGAGGGTTCCTCCTATAGCCCTCCCACCTACTCTGAAAGGAAAAATAATGACTGAAGAAGAAAAGAAAAAAATCATAAAGCACCATCTGGATGAAATCGCCAAAATATGTCCACTACGCATCGGCGTCTTCGGCTGGGAAGAGGGAGATACAATTAAAAACATATCTTTTGTCAATGGGGATGCCTTAAATCTGGCTTACATGCTGGCTAATATAAAAAAAAGCTGCTCTTCCGCCTTTAAAGCAATAGAGCTTGTTGAGCTTATGGAGAAAGAAAACAATGACTGAAGAAAAGAAATTATCCCCCAAAGAAAGACACGATTTAATCAACCAAAAAATTGATGAGATTAAAGAGTTGGCAGATGACTGTATTTTACTGGCTGCGACCGAGGATGCTGAAACCGATAAAAATGTTATCCTAGCGGGAGGTGGAACTGTTTGGGGACAAGCTACCTTAATAACTGAATTGCTATCCCGTAAACCCAAGCTGCTTATAGCTATGATTGGGATATCAAGCAGCAAAGAGGACGCAGATAATGCCGAGACCAGTAACTGAAATCAAACAGGATTTAGAACGGCTGAAAAACCGGATAAGTTCTGTGAAATGAGCAACGACGGCTATTACCTTACGCCACAATACAAAGAAGACTGCCGCAGGAAGTTTGAACTTGAACAGGAACTGCGCAAAGCATCGGAGAAAAACAGATGAAGCATATTGATATTTTCCAAAACGGCTGGAACAACCTTTGCAACAACCAGCTTGCCGAAATCAAAGCCCTGCGGGACGAAAACCTGCGATTGGTGAACAAAAACACCGGCTTGGAAACAACCTGCATTTCTCTGGTTGTCGTTTTAGTTTTAACCCTCATTTTCGGATAATGTAATGACACCAGAAGAACAAAAGCTTGACCGGCTGTATCCTAAATTAGCACGAGGCAGACGCTGCGTATGTTGTTTCAGCGGACTGACAGAAATGCATCATATTATCGGCCGTCGCAGCCTTCTCCTGCGCTGGGATGTCAGAAACCTTGTGCCGCTCTGCCGGGAATGTCATCAGAAAGTGCATGAAAAAGGAGCTAAATACCTCAGGCTTTTTCTGCCGCAAGCACGGTTTGCCTATCTGGAAGAGGTAAAAAACAAGGATTTCAAGCAGTACCTTTTGGAGCATAACCTGACCAAAGAAGATTTTTATAAGCTTAAAGAAAAAGAATTAAACGAGGCAATCAAATGACGGAAATTTATGAGAAAACAAGAAAACCAGACAGGTGGGCTTTGAAAACTATTCAAGCAGGACGCCTCAAAGGAAAAACAGACATAAACCCTCAATGGCGTTATGAAATGATGGATAAACACTTCGGGCTATGTGGTATCGGTTGGAAATATGAATTGAACGATTATCGCGTGGAATCGGGAGCAAACAATGAAGTAATACTTTTCGTATCCGTCAAACTTTATATAAAGCAAGACGACAAATGGAGCGAAGCTATTCCCGGATTTGGCGGCTCTATGTTGATAGAACGGGAAAAGAACGGAATGCATAACAATGATGAAGCTCTTAAAATGGCGGTTACGGATGCGTTGTCCGTCGCCTGTAAAATGCTTGGCCTTGGCGCTGACGTTTATGCCGGAAGAATGGACGGAGACAAATATCAAAAACCGACACCGCAGGAAAAAACACCTGCATCCAAACCACAAAAAACTTTGGACGAACGTATTGCCGCATTCAGAAAATATCTTGAAACAACCACACTTGAAGATATGAACGGCGACAAATACAAAAAAACCTTTAACGAACTTTGTAAGCTTGCCGGGCCCGAAAAAGCCGAGAAGCTGACCCAAATTCATAACACCCGTTTTCAGTTTTTAATGCAACAACCTTTGGAGAAAAAATAATGCCAGGAATTTACGAAAATATTATGGAAGCAGAACGCCTGCTTGACGAATGTTACGACCTCGAAACCGGCGAGGTTGACGAGGAAAAGGAAGCAAAGCTTGCCGCTGCAAAAGATGCGTTGATTGCCGAGGGGCTGGAAAGCCTTTGCAATCTCCGCGCCGACAAGCTCGCTTACATATCAGGCCTTGACGCCGAAGCCGCCCGCATAACTGACAAGGCCAAAACGGAAAAGAAAAAACTTGCAGGCCTCGAGGACTTTATTCTGCTGATACACCGGAAATCCGGCAAAGACAAATCAATCGCAGGCAGCTGGACGGTCGGTACGCGCAAGTCCGTACAGGTCAGAATTATCGACCCGGATTTCAACGACCAGCGGTTCTTTGTTATCAAGCAGACTTCCCAGCTGGATAAGATAAAGCTTAAAGATGCGCTGAAAAACGGCGAAGACGTCCCCGGCGCCGAACTCGTAACCAATTACAATTTGAGTGTAAAATAATGATTATCGCCAACAAGCAGGACATTACAGCCGCCTTGTACAAAATAATGGAAGATGGCAACAAAGCTGTTGCGGCCGGCAAAAAGCTTAAACTGGAAATCTCCGAGTTTAAGGAAACGCGCAGCACCGCACAAAATGCCTGGTACTGGCTGTTTTGCTCTGCTGTGGCAAAGTTTTTGGATGACGCCGGATTAACTTACGGCGAATACGCCCTCCCCTACACCGGCGAGCTGATACATGGCATCCACAAAAAGGTTCTGGGCTTAAAAACAACCACTAATTTAAGCAAGGATGCCTTTTCCGAGATGTGCCTCCGTCTGCAAGTATTCTGGTCAGAAAAAACGGGCGGCGAATTTATAATGCCGGAACCTCCGGTTCAATATTTAGCAATGAAAGGATTTGAAGAACTATGAGCGACAACAAACCTATTTTTACCTTACGCGACAGAATGCTTTCCGCCTCGTGCTTTATGAAAACCTACACCCGTGAAGACGGACGGGAAGTTCCGTTATTCTCTATCTGCCTGCAACGCTCCTACAAAAAGAAAGGCGATGATGAGTACACCCGCGAACAGATTAACCTGATGCCGGATGACCTGCTGAAGTTTGCCCGCCTGTGTACCGATGCCTACGGCGAAGTTCTGAAAGCAGCTATGGCCAACCGCCCCGCCAAACAGGACTATCCTGCGCAGGAAATGGATATACCTGACGATGATATACCGTTTTAAGGAATAGGACGATGACTAAAACACCTGAAGAATTAACCGCAGATTGGAAAGCCGGAAAGCTTGACTGGAACAAGTTTTATTACATTAAGCTAACAAGCGGAGAAATTTGTATCGATTATGCCCATGGAGCTTATTTTATAAAAGGAAAACCTCAAGAAATAACGATGGATTACACCACAGACAACGACGTGAAACAAATCCTCGCTCCCGTTCCAGATTATGAAGAGTTTGAATCTTTAAGAAAAACCGCTAACGGTGTAAAATACGTTTCCGATAAATGCTGGGAAAAAACAAAAGCACTTGAGGGGAATGAAACAATGTTTAAATCTCTATTTAGACAATATCTTGAGCGAGAAAAGGAAATTGAGAGCCTGCGTGCTCTGCTTAAAGAGGGAACACGGCTTTTAAGCTTTGAACACGAAACATACGAGGCTGAAAATTTTATTAAAGAAGTAAACGAGGTACTGAAATGAAATAATTTATTGCAGCCCGTGCAAGTCTTCTGGAATGGATTCATGTGGCGCTGCATATTGCCGCAAAGTGCACGGATAAGCGGCAAGTTGAAAGGATGTAAATAATGATTAGGCGGTTGCTTTGCTGGCTTGGATGGCACGAGTGGGGTTGTATTTGCGGACTTCCTTATTGCCACGCCAACGATGGCGGAAAATTCAAACCCAAAAGATGCAAACATTGCGGAAAGATAAAGAGATGAAATATACAGGATACACAAAGCCTCAGTTAATTGAGTGGTGTCAATGCCTTGAACATAATTATAATGTTGAGAAAGAACGATTTGAACGAGTGTCTGGAATAGCTCAAAAACTGGCTGCCCAAATTGTAGAACTTCGCGCCCTGCTAAACGAGGTCAGAGATATACTCTACAACTATAAGCACTGTTTTCAAGCAAAAGACTTGGAAAAGACTAATGATTTATTAAGCGGTATTCACGCTGTATTTGACGAAAACGTTAATAATATGTTTCAAACCGAGCAAGATGTTGCAAATAATGTTGCGAAATCAGATTTGCAACATTCCGAACCAAATTGCAACATTATGTTAAAAAATCCTGAAGATTTTAACACGTCAGACGAAAATGTTAAAGGGGACGACAGATGATGAAAACTAAATACGGCGAAGAAATAGACCCTAATGATTTTCCTTTTGCCGGACAATTCGGCGATTACGTTCGCAAAAACATTGATTCAGAATGGGGTATGGAGAAAAAGCGGGAATTAACCAAAAAACGGAAATATGAAGTTTGTCTAAGTGCGTCTGCTGATGTTACATCCGTGATGTATGTAGATGCAGAAAATGAAGACGAAGCCGGAATTTTAGCGAACAAAAATGCGTGCAACTGGATTGTTGACTTGGTGAGAGGAATTTCCGTCGAATCAGTAGAGGAGTGCAATAGCGATGATTAAAACCGCCCGAGAAATTGAACTTGAGAAAAAGCTGGAGATTGCCGTTAAGGCTTTGAAGTTTTACGCAGAAATGGAAAATGTAGAATGTTTTGGATATTGCGGAGATACAAACAGAGAACATTATTTAGATATTGAGGCTGTTATAGAAGACGGCCATACGGCACAGCAAGCATTAAAGGAGATTAAGGAATGACGATTGAAGAATTTATGCGAGACATAGCCCCGAAAATGCGCCCAGGCTGGGTGGCTATGGACGCAAACGGACTATGGTTTTGGTATTCAAAAAATCCGACCCGACTTGCGCATAATTTTAATATAAAAGACGGGGAAATTTATAAAATGCCTATGTTTGACATCGACCCCGTTGATGACTGGAAAAAATCAAAACGAAAGGTAGGTAAATAATGGCTAAAAAATATGGATTAACAAAGCACGAACAAGCATTATTACGTAAGGCTCAATACTACCAAGATAAAGCCGATGAAATGCACAGAAAATTTGCCGATAGTCTGCAAAATAGGTTTTATAACTCTACCACAATTAACGAGTTTGAAGAGTGGGATTTATGGACGTTGAACGAAAGCGGCGATTGTTCAGGAAGCGAAGTTGAAGAATGTTTTTGGCAAAAAGTTAGAGCTGAAGAGGAGCAACGCTAATGTCATATTTAGAAGAACTGCTGCCCGAGTTCAGAAAAGGGGCAAAGATTAGATGTTCAAATTGGGAAAAAGACAAGTATATTCAAAAAAAAGGTAGTTTAGTTGCTACTGATAATGATATTCTTTGTGATTTATCCGCAAGTGATATTTTTTCAAACCGGTGGGAGTTTTACCGAGAGCCTATTGACTGGGACTACATCATCAAGAACAAGTGCCTATGCTGGTTTTGGAATAGCGACAATGATAATAAAGAATATGGTTTATTGGGAAAAATCTACGATAATCTTAGTAAGGGAGATTATAGATTTTATAAAAAATTTGAACAACATTTTAAACATTGCTGCCCCGTCCGCAGAGATGAAGTAACTTTTTACGAGGACGAGAAAGATGATTAAAGTTGGCCAGATTTATAAACAGCAAAATGGAGAATTCTTTGTAATTACTCAAATCTTTCATCTAAAATATATGTCTGTTATTTATCCTGATGGGTATGTTCAAGTTTATGATTTGGAAGAAAAGAACCAAGATTTTCTATTTCATAAAAAAATCGCCGAATACCCCACATGGCAAGAGGCCGTTAATAGCAAGGAATTCGCTGAAGGCGCCTAGCCCTTTCCCCACACGGCTTATTAAGACGCAGATAGAGCGGAGTTCGGGGCGTGTGGTGTGAAAAATATCGAACTCGTTTCTATCACGCTGCCCTCCTTTCAAGCACTGTGCGGATGCTAAAACCGACCAGCCCGTAAGGGTTCAAGTTTCAGGCAGCGTAAAGTTAGGGACGAATGGCGGTACCGCACAACTCCGGGCGCAGATTTTGGATTAACAGGTTAAATTAAAACTGCTGCGCCCGCCTTTTAACCTGACTCTTCGAAAGGACTTTAATATGACTTCTGATTTTTTAACTGCCGAAGAAATGAAAGCAGTTTTAAAACTTAAAGCAAAAGAAGGTGATACCAGAACATTAAAAAAGTATGTTCTCGCCGGAAAAATTATCCCAAAATATTTTTCCCGTAAAATAATCCGCTACAAATTGGCTGACGACAATATTATGCCAGAAATAAGGGAAGAGTGGAGCTTTAAATGAAAATCCCTTATATGCTAAAAAAGAAGCTGAAAAATGGACATTTAGCATATTATTTTTGCGTTCCTGCCCGCCGTATGCCAGAAAACTGCAAACTAAAAAGAAGCTATGCGCTCGGAGAGGATTATATACCGGCATGCCAAAAAGCCTTAAAATTATATGAAATACTAAAAAACGGAAACAGTACAGCAAAAAATACCGGCGGCAAAAATTTAGAAAATATATGGAACTTATATATTTCAAGCCGATTTTATAACGAACTAGAAAAAAGCACTCAAGACTATTACAGATATCAATACGACTTTTTATGTTCAGCTCAAGGAAAAAGCGGCTCAAAATTTAAGGAAATCCCTTTAGACAATTTCTCTTCAGATACAGCTTATAATCTGTATGAAAACATTCTAGAGAAAGAAAGCCAGCATAAAGCTTTGGCTTGCATGACCTTTTTAAAAATGATTTATAACTTTGGATTACGCAAGGGAGTATACACAAAACCAAACCCTTTTGCCAACTTGCGCGTAAAGCATCCAAAACCTAAAAAACAAATAATAAGCACGGAAGACCTTTTCTCATATATCCGTCTGGCTAGAGAAAATAACCGTTCTTACCTCGCCCTTGCCCTCGAGTTAAATTACTGGCTGGCTCAACGCGTCAGCGATATTCGAAACTTAAAAAAAGATAATATTGTAAAGATAAACGATAAATATTTTTTTGATATTATACAGCACAAAACAAAAAAAAGAGTATTCCTGCCTATTCCCACACATCTATTAGACGAGGTACTAAGCAAGGAAAATTATATTATTGCTGATAAACAGGGGTATTTTACTAAGGATAGACTGGCTCGCCATTTCAACGAATTTAGCAAACAAATAGGTATAAAAATAGTATTTAAACAAATGCGTCATACAGCCGCAACAGCCTATGCCGAAGCCGGAGTAAACACAAATGCAATCATCTCAATTACCGGCCATACAAACGAAGAAATTTACAATCAGGTATATAAAGCAGACACCCCGCAATTAGCTTGGAAAGCATATTCAGAAAGAAAGGCATCCGAAGACAAAAGTCAGAATGAAAATAAAAAAGTCAGAATAGAAGACGAAAAATAATATTATTTCAAAATGTTAACTATACATAAAGCTAGACTCAAAATCTTGTTTCCTCTGGAAGTATGAGTTCAAGTCTCATCACCCCTACCACTTTGAAAAGACTGGATTTTATCTGGTCTTTTTTGTTGCCGGAAAGCATTCTCATTCTGACTTTACCTGCAAATCACGCTCAAATAGATTCAAATACTTACCAAGCGCGGTCAGAATGAAATTTGGCACATTATACCCGATTCTTTTGCATCATTTTCACAGCTAAAATTTTATCCTGCAAAACTTTTTTCAACACCAGCTCTTTTATTCCCTCATTCACTACACACCGAAGCTTAAAGTCTGGATAATCCTCACGCAGCCCTTTCACGAAATCAATAAACTTTTCTCTCGGCGCATAGCCAATCATCGGGTATTTACCCGGCTTGTAACAGCCTATATACGCATCAGCATGAACAATATAAATTTCTTTCAAATCAACCTCAAATAATTATTGACTTTAAACAAAAGTTCTATTATTTGTATATATGGTTAAAGTTAAGCACACCTCCCTCATGGTGTGCTCTTTTGTATACTGCCGCCAACACTATATCCCATCGCCAACGCTGTATCCCATCGCCAACGCTATGCCCCATCGCATTGTATCCCGCCGCCAACGCTGGCAAAACGGCCATTTCCGGATATATCCGCCCCTAATACTTCGCCTTATACATTTCCAGACACTTCGCCATATCCAAAAACGTCTTCATGTGCCGATGGCACGTTATCGGCTCGCGCGGTGCCTCGACATAAACATATTCAGTCCTGGCGCAGCCGCAAAGTAACAGTATCAGCAGGCAAAGGGCTGTCCCAATTAAAACCGCCCTTGTCCTTCTCTGCCTCTGCTGCCTCCTCAATCTCGCACAGTCGCTTATCGGCTCGTAACGCCTTTTCATCTCGTTTAGCAATTTCCGCCTCCAAAAATGATGTTTTCCCCAACAGAGCACTCTTTTCACCCTGCAATGCCGCAATCTCCCTGCCCCGCTCGATATACAGGCTCACCGTGATATACAGCGCCAACAGAAGCCCCGCCCCGGA